TAATTGTGTACATCTGAAATAGTCCGGACTTTACTTATATGCTGATCAGCTACACCTTTCCAGTACCGGGTCTCACCAAACATGGCCTTAAAGGTTTCCGGTGTCTCTTCACCTAAGGCGAGCTTCAATAAACCTGCTATCTCAGATCCGGTCATTTTATTCTCAATTCCAATGCTAAGTAGGTTTGAGATCATCTTAGAAGTTTCGTTATCCGTACTGTAATCCTTGATCCATACCACCTGTCCGTTCCCAATAATATCACCGGTTTGCCGGTTCGTCAGATCCAAGTCCGTATCTACCTGGAATTGCTTTTTACGGTACTTCTCTTTAGGTACCTTGCTTACATAAAGATCCGAAACGGTCTCATACACAAAGCGAAGATCTACCGGAAGTAACTCAGCGTCATAAATGCTTTGAATTGCGTTGTTTAACAGCGTTTGATGCTGTTCTGTAACTTTCGTATTGCCGATCTGAGAAAGAAGCTTTAAAGTGGCCTCTTGGCTCTTTTCGGCACTTCTAAGGGAATAAGTTTCAAACCTTTCAACAAATTCCTTTTCGTATTTATCTTCATCCCTTGTTTTAGTCCGGATCTTTACCAGGTCAACAATCATCTGTTTTATAGTAGCTTTTGTCATCTTGAGATCCTCAAATGATTAGTAATTTTAAGCTTCATACCTTCCAGGATCTCAGCGGAAATAAGATCCTTATTTTCTTCGTAGCCTTTCTTGAAATAGTTATTCGGTTTCATTCCCTTAACGGATCTCCGGATAAGTTCCTTACCGGCTATCTTGAATTTCAAGGCCGTCTTTTCTAAAGGCACGACCGGTGTTTTATACTTACCGTATATTCCGGTGCCGGTAACTACATAGATACCGTACTTTTCTTTCATAAGCGTATTGTCTATTCCCAGGATAGACAGGTACCCGGATCCTATCATTACCGGATCCGTAAAGCTGGTAGCAGATCTGAGATCACCGGACACAATAGGTGAGTACCTACGGATTATTGCCCTGGCCTTGATCAGGCCTCTTAAGAAGCTGGATCTGAGATCCTTTCTTGCGGTAACTTCGCTGATCATTATTCCTCCTTTGTCACAATGCCTTTCTTTAATCTAAGGCCGGATTGCTTAGCCTTTTGTTCATACAGGATCCTGGACTTTCTTTCTAATAGTTCCAGGACTTTCTGCCTGGCTTGTTTAAGCTGAGTTTCGATCCCTTCCAGCTCGTCAATTCTTTCGGTCGGTTCGTTAGTCATTTCATCCTCGTTTTATTTTAGTCAACATCAATTTCATCGTGCCTATCTCCAAGTAAGGTCTGTACTGGGTAACGGAAGCTGTCAGTAAAGTCATCACCTTTCTTTATCGGTTTGTTCATAAATTCACCGGATAGATCCCTAAGCGGTGACCATGAATAAGATCTTAATTCCCGGATCCCATTTACGCTACAGGCCGTTACATTCAACGGATATGTTTTACACTGAGCAATTCCGAACTCCACGCTGTCCTTTCCTTTCAAGGCTCCGACAATGTTAAATCCGTATATGTCAGCAAGCTCGGCTATTATGCTGGGTGCGTTGCTATCTCCAACTATTTCATCTTCCGGTGTTATTCCAAGGTCTGTCATTCTCTGAGCTAAATCCCTGGGTAGTAAGTTCCTTTCGTAGATCTCTTCCTTGATATAAAGCTGGCCTTCAAAGAGCCGGATTCGGGTAAGGCAGGTATATGAATTAGCAAAGCCGAAGTCAAGACCAAAGAACTCCCTTTCGTATAATTCAGGAAGCTCGGCCACAATGTTAAACTTAGGATAGATCAGGCCTTCCAGGGATCCTATTTCACCGTCAATATAAATTGTCTTGAAGTTAGGATCTATCTTAGCTCGGATCAGAATATCCTTTACGATACTGGGAGAAAGGAAGCGGTTATCAAGGTAAGTGGACTTGATGAAAGTAACCATATCAGCGTAATCCGGATTGTCAAGGATCTTGGTATGTGCCCAAAATCGGTGAGTAGGATTATAACACATTGATATTTCATCATTGGTACGCATAAAGAGCTGGTATGCAATCTCGTAGGCAATGTTCTGAGCCTCTACAAGGTATAGGTAGTCTCGGCCGGCACTATGGACTTTCTTCTCGCTATCTACACCAAAGAACTCAATCTGATTTCGGCCGGCATCATAAGTCATATCCTGCTTATTAAGTCTGTTAGGATCCCAAAGGCCGTATGCCTTCATCAGGTTCTCGAAGTCTCGGAAGGCCGTTCTTTTCATGTGCGGAAGGTTCTCGGATACTACGCTAAAGAGCTTCCCATGAATTCGATCCGAATGAGCTTTGATGATTGTTTTTTGCAGGATTGAAATTGTTTTTGAAGATCTCGTACCACCCTGATTGAGTTTGTACTTCGTATTCGCCATGCAATTCCGGATGAATACATTAGTAAAGTCCTTAATAGTAGGTTGCATCAAAGCCGTATTGTAAGGTACATTACTGATCATTTTCTAAGGCTCGGTTTATAGCTTCCTGCTCTTCCGGATTGTTTACGACAATGTTTATCCTTGGATTGTCAGATCCTTTGCTATCCTTGCGGTACTCTTCACACTGTGTCTTGAGAAAGAAATGAAGGCTCTTTTCGGAGCCTCTTGCTATATGATCTTCAAGCTTCTTTCTTGCATAATCTTTGAACTCTTCTTTATGCTCCCTACGAAGCTCGTCAAGCTTCGGCCTCTTTTCCAGCCATTTATAAAGGCTTTTCCTTGATACATTTAACCGCATAGCTATAAGAGACATATTGCCGGAGCTGTCTTTTACAGCTGATAAATAAGCATCTACGGTTATTTTAGCCATGTTTTATTCTCTGCTTAGTAAAGCACTTAGAACGGATCTATCCTTAGTCATCAGGTTCATCAATTCTTCATAGCTCATTGCGTTTGCCATTCTTGACTTGGCTGTTGTACGGAGGAAGCCGGATGAAAATACATTACCGGTCTTTTCCCTTTGCATCGCTTCGGTGTACTTAAAATTTTCCTTATCGTAAAGATAGTGATTTAGATTAGCCTTGTTCGCTTGCCAGCCCATACCGTCTATACCACAACAGCAAAGGTCATCACCGATCTCCCGGAGCCGGTTCTCGCCTGAGTAAAATTTCAGGCCGTTAGCATGAGCAACGGACTTTATCGTCATCAGATCTTCCCGGAGGATCCGGTACGGATAAACGAAGTCAGCACCGATCCTGATCATACCTTCCATTCGCTTGGTAAACTTCATCGCTTCAACTACGACACCGTAAACACCGGCTGATTTTAGTCTCGGCATATTTTCGATCACCTGCCTTTTGGCCTTTGGCATATAAGGCTGGATCCGGACAACGACCCTCTTGTATTTACTTATTGCTTCAATGGCCGTTAAACGCTGTTCAAAGGTAGGTGCACCGCTTTCCAGCTCGTCATAAGACGGAGCAACCATGCTTACCTGGATCACGCAATTTGAACGCTTAAAAAGCTCAAGATAGTCCAGCTTGGAAAAGAGGATAGACTTCGTTGAAATAACGAAAGGGTACCCGGTATCTGCAAACACTTTCAAGCATTCAAAGGATCTTCTTTCCTTTAGCTCAATAGGCTGTAACGGATCTGACATTCCTCCCCAGTGTAAAGGTATATCCCAATCGCACCAGCTAACCTGCATAGGCCTTTCGCCTTTGATAAAGCTCTGTAATGATCTAACGGTCTCACCGGTCTCCAGCTTAGATATATCGTAGGTACGGTAAGTAAAGCAATATTTGCACATGTGACTACAGCCTCGGTAGGTATCAAACCTTACCGGAAGGTCGCATAAAACTATTTGACTACCAGCTCTTGGCATAACTTCCTCCTGTGATCCAAAAGAGGCTTCTGCTATTCGCATGAATTTCGCCTTTCGGATAAAATTTATCTTTAAACCAAAGGAATGCTTTGGCCTCGTATCTTTCATGTAGCCGGATCCCACGATAAAAAACATCATAGGTCTTTTCATACGCAAACTTCGGACTTTGGAACAAGTCAATGTATATGAACTTCCTTTCGGATCCCAGCTTCTTCAATCTCATCTTCACCTTTTCGATCCGGTTTGGTGCAACACCAACCAGGTAGATCTTATCAACTTTCTTTCCGTAGTCCAGGATCCCTTTGATAACACCGGTAGCGGTAATTCCGGATCCGCAAGTAATGACCAGGTTGTCAAGCTTATCCGGGATGTTTTCAACTTGCCGGGCATTAGCCTGATAGAAGGCTTCTATATTGCTTTCAGAGTTCATGCCGTAGTCAAGGTGGAAGTGTCCGAGCCTTGCTGAAATATCCTTGCATATAGATCTAATAACGGTCTGCCGGCCGGAAGGTGATAAGACTATTTCAGCTCCGCTTGAAATTGCCAGCTGGCCTTCGTATGAAGATCTAACGGTCTTTTGTTCGCATCCATAAACAATAACGCATCGCCTTGATAAGGCTTCGCATACCTGAGCTATGATAGGTGACTGAGGTGAGATAATCTGTGATCCGGAAACAATATTCATTCCCGGTTGGCCGGTAATTTGCAATATGGCCTGGCGAAGCTTTCCACCGTTCATAGTAAATCCGGCCGGCTGGAATAGATCATCTCTTTTAAACAAGTAACCACCTACATTCTGTACAGGTGTTAATTTCAAAGCATCTTCCCGGAGATCCTGATCAGTATAGCTAAGCATCTTCGGCTCCCGGAGCCGGGTCTATTAGATCCTTTATATGCGTTACGATCAGATCCACTAAATCAGACTTGCCTTTTATCTTGAGATAGTTTTCAAAGTACGGCTTTTCCTGTATAGGGAATACGAAGGTGACAGCGAATTCCGTAGCCTCTTTTGTCAGGTGATTTGAAAAGGTACCTGCTTCGAGTTTAGCCAGCTCATCCGTAACACCTAAGTAATTCTTGAATTCGGACATTCCCCATTTCTCCAGCTCGTCATAATTCCACTGATTTGCAAGAATATCCCAATCCCAAGATCCGTAACTTACATTATCCTTTATGATGAATTCTCGCTTCTGCTGTTCGGTCAAACCTTCTACGATCCGGATCCAGGACACCGGTACTTCCTTATATCCTAATTCTTTCAAAGCCCGGATCCTCATATTACCACCCAGTACGGTCATCGTCTCGTCAACTATCACCGGCCTGAGTTCGAGCATTTGTGTAAACTCTGCCAGGGATTGCTTGAGCTTATCTATCTGTTCGGCCGTTATCGTCCTTGGATTTTCGGCATTGAGTTTCAGATCCTTTAACTTGATCATTGCCGTCTCCGGATCCTTTCCGGATCCTTTTATAGTGTTACCTTTGTTACCTGTTTTTTTGTCTTTTGCCATTGTAAAAGCTCCTTTTTAGCTTTGCGAAGGAAGATCCTTTTCGCTGTTTAAGGTTACGGTAAAATATTGAATTTTGTCAAAAATGTGCAAGTATCGGTTCCTTTTCCGAAAAAAAACGGGAGTTCCGCGGATTTTCGCTGTTCAAAAACGGCATCCGGTTTCCCGACAATACGAAATGTAACGACCCGGCCGGAAGGGCATGGAATGGCTCTTTTCGAGGCCTTTTTCAAAACAGCCCTCCGATAAGTCTTTTCAGATCTTCCATGAGTTTATAATAGGAAGTATAGTTGATCACCTGGTACTTTCGCTTTTTGTTCTCAATGTTTTCGGTGGTCGTTACCCGGATCTGATAATTGGCAAGCTCGTGATCTACAACCGGCCGAAGCTCTGCGATATGCTTTCTATTAACATAATCCTGATCTGCGATCTTAACGAAGTCCGGATGCTTCTTTACGGTCTCAAGAATGCAGTCAATCGAAAGGTCACCGGATCCTGGATCTATGCGGTATCTTGTTTTGTCTGAGATTGTGGTAGTAATGTACAGGTGGAGTTCTTTCTTTTTAATCCGAGCCCTAATCAAATGATCCGGATTGATCAGGCCTTCATTCGTTGTGATCATTCATTCACCTCCCTTACAGAACTATCGAATATAGGATAAGGATAGATCCGGCCGAAACGCTTTTTAGATCCTATCCGAATACTGAACAGCTTTTGCATCGGTTTGTTTTCCCTTCGCTTAAAATAAATGTCAAGGCCTCCCGGATTAAGATACGGATCTGAATTCAAGATATGGATCCGGTGCTTTATTAGTTTCCTGAGTTCCCGGTGATCTGTTATCCGGTAATTCAAGGCCTTTAGACTTTTCAGGATCTCAACACCCAAGTCCTTTGTCATGCCGGCTCGGACATTCTCATTTAGGCCGTTTGCATCAAGATCCTTTGGCAGGTAGCCTTTCTTTTGTTCTATCCGGATCCACAATAGAATTGCGAGAATACAGATAAGAACGCTGATTATACACGCTGTGATCATAGTTCCTCCGTTTCGTTATTAAATAATGAAGGCTGTTGATTTTTCCGGCCTTCTGTAACTAAAAGATAAAGATTGATTTCCCTGTCCTTAGGGAACCGGCTGATCAGATCCGGGTACATCTTTTCCAGGATCTTGATTGTTGCTTCTTTAGAATATCCGGTGTCCTGGAATGCTTCAAACTCGGTGATTTGAGTATA